TATATCAAAAACTCTTTGTCCTGTTATTGTATTTAGACTTCTAAAAGTCCCTCCTAAAGGTGCATGACTTATGATTGAAGTTCTCTCAGTTGAGATATAGTTATCTTGTAAGTCATCAAACGTTGCATCTTCCATTATGATTTGACTGTTATCTTCAAATAATAATGAATCACCCACAACTTCTCCAGCTGCTTGTTCTACAATACTTGGTTCTAAACCGAAGTGATATATCTCTTCTTCATATAAGAATTTATACCCGTTCTCCATTAAGAATACTTCGTCTTGTTGACTTCCAACTGAAATTATTCTTCCTTCATATGAAGGTCTTCTTTCATTACTTCTTACTAAGTAATCATGGTCTTTTGTATCTATTGCAATTGAAGTGGATTTTTCAACTAACATTGTTCCAACACTTCCACCCATACCACTATGTAAAGAACAATAGTAATATAGATTATCAGGTGTATTGATATCAGTTCTTAATTCTACTATGTTATCTCCTCTTACAATAACACCTGTAGTGTATTCACTTCCACCACCATGTGTTCCATTTGAAGTTGTAGAAAATTTAAATGGGTGACCAGTTGGGTGAACAAAATGATAAATGTGTCCTTTGTTTAATACAAGTGATTTTTGATTTGTTCCGTCTATTTGATAAACGTTTTGAACACCATTGTTAACAACCGACACGTCTATTGTATCAACTCCACTAGTCTGTTCTTGTCTATAAGGTCTACTTGTAGTTCCTACTACAAAGTTTTGAATTTTAAAAATGTTTAAGTGTCTGTTTCTATGTGAAGAGTCACCATACTCTGTAAATGGTTCGGTGATTGCAAGACCAGTTCTTGGGTCTGTTTCAGGTGTTGGAACACCTGCGTCTTGTAGAACAACTAATGGTTCATTCATTTCTTCTTCAGTAGTCCAAAGAAGTATTTGTCTCATTGAATTTGCAAAGGCATTTGGTTGTGTTAATACTGGTGCTTCATGAATAACAACAGTTGGTCTAAATCTAATTTGTTCTTCAATCTCATTGTTGATTGTTTGTTTGATTGCAACCTCACCAAAGAATATATGACCAGCTGGGTGTAATAAGTCCTTGACAACTGACCTATATTTGTTTATACTTTCACCAACCTTAATCACATATGAATGTGTCTGATAGAATTTTCCGTCTTGTATATTACTTGCACTTGCATCAAGTGTAGATTTATCTCCAAGTAATTGTTCTTGTATCACACCCTCACCAGCAACTTTACCTCTTGCTTGATATGGATTTGATTTTAAAATCTTAAATGTATCGACATTATTGAAGTCTACAGTCTCTTCTGTTAAAAAACTACCATTTAAATCAGTGTAAGTTAATATGTGTCTATCTGAATCATAAGACACAACCTTTGCAGTTGAACCTGAAATTCTTCCTGTTAAGACAATATCTTTTGTAAGGTTTGCAGTTGGTGTAGTAATCAACATAGGGAAGTATGAAGTTGAATCCATAACTCCGTCATAGTTAAATCCATTACCTTGTTCTTGAATGTTCAATGAACCTACACCACCAATAGTATCTGAATATGCAAATAGTTTCGCACCTTCACCACTTGACACTACTGCTTGTTTGTTTAGTCTAATTGTATTTGAGTTTCCACCAGTAATCTCTTCACCACTTTGGAATGCACCCGTATCAGTTGATAGTCTTTTGACAATTAATCTTTTGTTTTCTCCGTCAACCTTTAGAATAGTTGCAGTTGCACTTGAGTTTGTTCCAGTGACAACTTCACCTTCTGTAAAACCTGTTAGGTCGTCAAAGTAAATATAACCGCCTGGATATACTTTAGGAACTTGTTTAAAACCAGCACCAGGCGACTTAATCTTAATACTTCTAATATGTGAAGCAGTTGTTTCTAATTGAACTGGACTTTCGTCTTCTGATAGAAGACGCATTTTTTCTGTATAGATTTCTATAAGTTCTCCACCAATGGGTGGATTGACTAAGACAACTCTATCGTTTTTATGAGTATAATCGGTAATAGGTGTTAACAATATTCCATTGTTATACACTTCAACACTTTCGTCATTAAAAACGATATAGTTTCCGTTGTTATCTGTTCCAGTAATAATTGGGTCACCTGCGATTGCAGTATATTCGTATTGACCCCAAACAGTTGCACCCTCTAAAATGACTTCGTCACCGACTGCACCTATAACTGCTTCTGCACCACTACCTTGACCTTCGTGTTCAAAGACAACTAGGTCACCACCAGCATATCCAACACCCCCGTCTTCAATATAGATATGGTCGACACCACCTTCTAATAGACCATTGACAACTGTCTTTGCAATTGTAGCACCACTATCTAATTTAGAACCTGATATATTAATAGTATCATTTAAAGAATACAATGAACCTACGTTTGATTGTTCTAACACAATACCACTATCGTCTTCAAATAATAAATTACTATCTTCTTCTTCGTTTCTGATATATGTTGAAGAACTAGTGTTAATAATATCTGATATTAAACCTTTAAGTATTCCAGTTGTTTGTGATACTCCGTCCCTATCAACAAGTGATACTTGTTGGTTAAATACAAATTCACCTTTATGATTGTCTGTAATTTCTAATGAATATTCACCTTGTTCAACATCAATAGGAAATACATTTTCAACAATTGATTCTGCAAGAACTCTATTATTTGAATCGTATTGAACTATCTTGTCTGTGGCTGAAGGTGCAACTCTTAGGTCGGTCATTAAAATGTTTACTCTTCTCTTTTGTGAGTAATCTGATTCTGAGTTGTAAATTGTTTCGTTATCGGGATATCTAATCTCTGCATCTTCGTTATAAAGAATTCTCATTAAGAACTTTAATGATTCTGCAGTTCCCTTTTCTTTGTATAAATCTGATATACCTTTAATAGTTAACCTTTTGTTTTGTGTTTGTCTAAGGTCTAACGAAGGTAAAAAATCTGTTTGGAAATGTTGAAGAAAGTCTTCTGAAGTTCTATCGATATCTGAGTAATCTAATATCTTATTGTTTGCAATAATGGTATTCTCTTTATAACCACTAACTGTTCCTGTTTGTTTTGACTTTCTTCCTGTAATAGTTTCTCCCTCTGAGAAACCAAAACCTGAAATTGAGTTTACGTAAATTTGTAATCCATTTACGGAAGTAATCTTTGCAACTGACTTTGATACTGAACCAACTACATATTCACCCACTTTCCATGGGTCGGCAGTTGCGTTTGGATTTGCACCTGTTGATTCTTGTAATAATTTTGAAGTGTCTTCATCAGGTGAAGGTCGAACAGTTTGGGGTTCAGCAAGAACTGACCCCGAACTGTCTTCCAACATGATTCCGTCTAGTTCACCTTGAGCAGAAAGTGTAATGATTTCACTTTCTAGATATTCAAAGTATGATTTTAAAAATAGTTCAAAGACTGGAGCCTCTTCCTTGATATAACTAGGTAAGAGGTTCGTTAACCTATCGGTAAGTCTTTCTATTTTAAAATCGTTAGACATAATCTTAACTTAATGTTGCACCTAGGTTTGAAATTGGGAACCAATTTGAACCATTCCATATACAAATAACCGCTTCACCTTGTGCATCAAGAGTGATTTGGTCTGTTGTATCTGAAGAATAACCCCAAGATGATACTGTCACTTCAGCAGCTGCTGAAGAACTATCTGTCTTGTAGATTACTTTAATCTGACCAACGTCTGTTCCGTCATCTAAAGTGAACTCAACTGCAGTTGAACCTGTCAGTGTGATTTCACTTGCAAAAGATGAAGCAAGGTTTGACGCAGTTGAAGTTAATGAAGTGATATCGTCTACTGCTAAATGAGTAGGGATATTTTCAAATAACTGACCAATGGTCATTTTTTTGTTGACGGGTGTTCCGCCTGGGTTATCTACTATGTGTAGTAAATCATCAGCACCTATATCTGTATCAGATACTTGTGTTAATGCACTTATTTTTTTATCTGCCATTTTCTTTTCCTCCTATAATCCAAGTAAATGGGAAACTACTCGGGGGACTCCCGACCACTTTTTTCATTTCGTTAATAATTACTGGTTGAGGTAGAAGTATACCCTACACCAGCACTACTTTCACCACTTGCGATGGTGTCTACTTCACCAGTCACCTTAATGTCATCAGTAGATATGTCAACTAGATTACCTCTAGTTGCAACTACGTCATTTCCTGAAGGGACTACAGTGAAGTCAATCGATGAATCAGTATTAACTGTTGAGGTAATCTGAATTGCATTGATTGTAATCTTTCCTAAAGCATAGTCAACTGTTCCAGCTGCACTATCCTGATATATCCTAGTTGACCCTGATAGGTAATATCTTCTGAGATTACCATTTCCGTCATCGTCAAAATATTGAATATTGACTGAGTCACCTGAGACATAGAAACCTGTTGTGGTTGTGATACCACCTGAACTTGCATTGTGTCCACCATGTGGATTATACAATGCATTACCAAAAGTCACTGAATAACCTTTGGTTTCACCAACTAAGATATCTTTTCTTTTTCTTAATCTAATATTACATGTGTTTGATAGAATAGAAGTATTACTATCGTCAACTGATTTTAATAGATTTGAATGTCTAAAGATTGCATCAAAGTTGTTTAAATTGTCTGTATCGAATTTTTGAATTGCAGAGTTTACGATTGCTTCTAACTCACCGATTGATAAGTCTGTTGCATTCTCGTTATACTTGAATACACAAGTCACAAGTATTTTAACTATCTCTGCATCTATTACTTGTGGTCTAACTGTTAACATGTTTAATGCATTTAGTTTTGATTTGACTAATTCTTTTTCTGTATCTGATAGATAGTCTGAGTTTTGTGGTTTAAGTGCAACAAACACTTTACCATACTCGGGTGGGTCGTTATCTTCACCACCCCACACTGCAACTGCATCTGCGTTTGGATAGTATTCTTGAACTTTTGCTTTGTAGTCATTAAGTGTCACAAGTCTGTTTTGTGAAGTGTAAAACTTCGTAGCTTTAAACTTGATTGATTCGACTGATTCTTTTTCTGCACCACCACTTGCTTTTGTGACATTAGTGACATGAGAGTTTGAGAAACCATTAACTGTTCCACTTAGAACAAATTGACTTGCACCATTCGCATGAACTTCGTCAACTATGATATAAGTCACGTCTATAATATCTCCGTCTGATAATGCTTTACCTAGTGTTCCGTCACCAAAGTAAATCTCTACATATCCTTCTTCGTTCTCTTGTGCATAATAAACTTTAGATTCGGTTGTGATATTTGATATACCTGTTGAAAGTGTGTAAGTTTCTGCAACTCCATTTGAAGTGACACTTACTATCATTCTTGATTTGTCTACTCTTTCATTTGATAATACAAACTTTGGATTTGCAATTTGGTTATCAAAGATAAATGAATCTTGTGCATATGTTCCTTGAACAATTTCAACGTTGTTATAATTGTATGATAAATTATTTTGTGCTGGTCTTTTAGTAGAGGTGACTACAAAGTTATATGAACTTCCGTCAAAGACAGTCACAAAGTTTGTTCCTCTAAGTAATTGCATCTCTGTAGTTGTTGGTTGAGTTCCGTCTGCATTTCTTACGTTCTTCATTTCTAAATCAATGAATGCAGAAGAACATGACTCAGAAGCAGGAACAAAACCTAAATCTTTTGCACGTGATACAACGTTCTTTCTGATTTGTGCAGAATCTAAAAATAATTCAGAAGCTGCAATGTTAGTATTTACTGCACCAATGTGAGATGCATATGCAAGTAAGTCGATAAGAACTGACATACTAGAACCTTCAAAGTTATAGTCTTTGAATTGTTCTTGACCTTTAAGATAATTCTTAAGGTTGTCTGCAATGTTATCGAAATCTAAATCGGTTATCTGTAGGTTTGAACTTTTTACTGCCATTATCGTGTCCTTGAAACTGTTATTTCAACCTCTTGTTGTGGAGCACCATTTACAATGTTGTAAAAAATAGTGACATCTAAATTGTTTGAGTCTTCTAATTCACCAAAAACTACATTTACATTATTAACACGAGGTTCTAATTGTTCTATTTCTTTTGCAAGGTTCCTTCTCATTCTGTTTAGTTGTCTATCAGTATTTAATTCAAATAATTTGTTTCTGATTGAACCACCAAAGTTTGGTTTAAAGGGTCTTTCAAATTTGTTGGTCATGACTATATTTCTAACAGACCTTTTGATTGCGTCCGTATCAGTCTTTCTAACTATGTCACCAGTGATTGGGTGTCTACGAAAGAAGATATCTAAATCTGCATAGATATCTTTCGTTGCAACTGTTTTTCCGTTATTTACTAAGTCTACCATAATACTATTTATACAAACTAATCAGGTTTCTTTGTCTTTCCAGCAGAAGAACCTGAGGCAATTGTATGTGTATGTGTTGAAAGTTTGACACCCTTACCTTTGACTTCTCCACTTGCAGTAATACTACTTGAATTTGTCTGTTTACCACTGACATCTAATGTCGATTGTAAAGTAGTTGCGTCTGACACTGTAAGTGTTCCAGTAATTGTTGTGTCTGATATAATTTCTGTTGTGTTATTACCAGTGATTGTAATCTTACCTTCTGATAATACGTCTGTTGTCCCTTTGAGGATATCTGCTTTTAGATTTCCTTCTGTAATCTCTGAGGTGACATTACCTTTTAACACTTTCATATCTACATTACCCGTGTTAACATTGATTGTCACGTTTCCTTTTTCTACTGTTAAGTCTGCATTACCAGCTATATAAATCTTATCGTCTTTTGCAACTACTTGAAAGTTATCATTTACGATTCGTTGCACTACACTTCCATCAGGGTGAACTTCCTGAAACGTTCCTGACCTATGATATTGTGAAAGTCTTTCTTTACCAACTGTATCGTCTATCTCTATGACATGACCTGACTCAGATTGATACACTTTGTTATATGGATATACTGGTTCTGCAACTGAGTCGGGGAATGTATGTCCTTCTATCTCAATCTTTTTATCTACAGTTGAATCACCACGTGCAATACTTGACACGTCTGACTCTCCAGTGTATAATGGATAGTAGGGAAGCATATCTTCAGTAATCTCTCCCTCTGTAATAGTTGAACCTGTTGCATCATAATTAATTGTTATTTCTTTTGGTGTCTTAGGTTGTGTATCGATTGCACTTGTTAAACCATGTGGTCGTCTTGAATCCTGTTCGGGATTAGGTGCATCAGGTGTTCCCTCATAATCTGCAACTGTTAATCTACGTGGGTCATTGAAACCTTTATCAACACTTCTTGATAATTCATTTCCGAATGCATCAACTTTATATCCCGATTGAGGGACACCAGTTGCAACACCAAATATGATTGGGTCTTGACATGCTTCGTCTCTGAAATATCCAAAGACTGTTGCACCTTCTACTAAACCATGTTGTGTTCCTATACCTGATAAACCAGCAGAAGTTGTTGGAAGTAATACTTGAGCCCATGGTAAATCAGGTGTAGATAATTCTAATTTATTATCTGAATGAATTCCATGGACACGAACACGAACCCTTCCTATCTTCAATGGGTCATGTCTGTCTTCTACTATTCCAAAAAAATGTTTCACTATACTTCTTCCGCAGGTTCTACTTCTTGTAATGGTTTTACGTCAGCAATCTTATTTGCAAAACTTTCTTTAACACACTCTAAATGCATTTCACCTTGTTTATTAGGCACACTCATTATGATTGATAAATCAGTTATAAGATATCTTCCGTCATTTAATTTGTCTTCTTTGTTTGTTGGTTCGGGTTGTGGTATTTCTAATTGAATAACATTACCCACTGTTAAATCTGTTCTCATAGGAATGGTCACTACGATTTTGTTTTGTTGTAGTATTTCCATTAATGCACGTCTTTCCAATCTTGCATTATCAACTGACTTGTATCCTTGAAACACTTCGTCATTTCCTAGTGTATCTTCATTGTCAAATAAATGTGAACTTGTAAAATCATATCTAACATTACTATCGTATGATTCGTTTGGTGCAAAGTCAATATCTACTTCTGTCACTGGTGGTGATATCATTGTATCAATTTGATTTTCAGTTGTCAATGACTTTTCCATTTCACCTGTTCTTATCAAAGGAA